AACGAAGATAATACTAGCGTATTCTCTGAGTAGTTTGGTTGATTATTCAATCAACGGTTACTGTTTTGGCGAGGCCACGAGGTTGGTCAACAGTGTTGCCTAGCAACAGGGCGCTATGGTACGCAACGAGTTGCATAGGGATAACTCCAAGTAAAGATTCAAAATACCGGTTCGAGGGTACCGGTATTACAGTTTGAACACCTGTATCTTCCAAAACTTTATTACTACCTACCGCGATGATATATGCATCTCGAGAGTCAAGTTCATCAATAACAGACCTGTTACGTGCAGCATGTGAATCGTTAGCTACAAAAACGATAACAGGTGTGTTTTCTTCGATACAGCTGTAAGGTCCATGTTTTAGAGCACTGGAGTTGTAAGCTTCGCAAAAGATATAGCTAAGCTCTTTAATCTTGAGTGCAGCTTCTTTGGCAATCGCCTCAGAAAAACCTCGACCCAATAAGAAGAGTGGTCTTTGCTCTTTGGCAATCATATCAGCAACCTCACGTGCGCTTTCTTCACATACCTCAAGTGTTGTTTCTATATCTTGTGGCAAAGATCTAAGACCTTCAATAATATGTCGACGCTCACGTGAGGCTAGCCTACGTTTTTGTGCAAACCATACAGCAATAAGATGAAGAACGATTACCTGAGAGGTAAAACACTTAGTACTAGCTACACCAACCTCTCGACCAGCTGTAATGTAAACACCGCAATCAACCTCACGTGCAATCATAGAGTCAACTACATTAACGACGCCTATCATAACTAGATTCATTTCGTTACCGATCTCTAGTGCGCGATGTAGGTCTTTTGTTTCACCAGACTGTGACAACAGAAGGAGAGCAGTCTTTCCACCTTTTGGAATAACGGTCTTATCAAATTGTGCGCCATCGAAGATCTGAACAGTTTTGAAGCCACTGATACGACGGAATGTATCAAGTGAGTACAGACCTGCATAATAAGACGTACCACAACCCAAGATAACCAAGTGGTCTATGTCTACTAGCTGCTCAGAATGGCTATTTAGTCCACCTAGACGTACTTCGCTGTCGTTTAAAATACGACCACCACCACTGATTGCACGTAAAGAGCTATCCCTCTGTTCATAGATTTCCTTTAGTGTCCAATGTGGAAAAGGATCAGGCGATACCAGTAGCTCACCTACTGTAATGTCACAAAGCTCGTAATCGGCTTGTTTAATCATTCTCACATCGTTATCACTCTTCTCTAGTATAACCAGATCCTTCTCTTGCAAACAGATGTAGTTATCAACATATTTAGAGAATCCAACCTGTTCCGATGCAACCATCATAAATCTTTCACCAAAGCCGATCAACAGCGGACTACCGTGTCGTGCACAGTACAATCGCTCAGGTTCATCGGTACACATAATTACAAGTCCCCACGTCCCCTCTAACATGTAAAGTGCACCACGAATCGCATCCTCAACTGTTGTAAACTCGTCGTTTGCATACAGATCTGCTATCAGGTTTACAATAACCTCACTATCAGTTTGCGAATTAAAAGTTATATCTCGTTCTTGTAGCTCTTGACGTAAACTTCGGTAGTTTTCGATAATTCCGTTGTGCACAAGTGCAAACTTACCATCGTAACTGATATGAGGGTGTGCGTTTTCATCTGTTTTAGAACCACATGTACGCCAACGTGAATGGCCTGCAAAAACCGTGGACTGTTTAAAGGTACCCTGTAATGTTTCCATATATTCAATCGCTTTAGAATCAGTCGTGCTAGCTTTTTTTTTGATGATAAGTTCGTTGGTTTTAGGACAGATAGAAGCGACTCCCATAGAATCGTATCCACGATTTTGTAACATCTGTAGTCCAAAATAGATTTTTGAGTACGGATCATAGCAGTAACCAATATATGCACAGATACCACACATTTATAGAATGTGTAATATTAAAATGGTTAAAAGATTAACTCAAATCTTTGAGTGCAGATAGTGAAGCTAGGTTGTCACATTCTTCCGCAAAATAAAAGCAATTCTTTCCTTCACTCTGTTCAAGGTTTGGATCAGCACCAAGTGAGAGAAGAAGGGGGACGACATGAGCTCGATCGAAAATAACGGCCCACATTAGTGGTGTAAAGTTCCTGCGATCTCTTTGATTAATATCGATTCCAAGGTCTAAAACTAGATGTTGTATGAACTCTTCAATCTCCGTGCTCCAAGTTTTGGTGACAAGTAGCCAATCAAGTATGGTATGTCCTTGTGAATCCTTCTCGTTTACAGGTTTTCCCTGCTCTATTAACCTCTGAATCCTTTTTTCAGCTGTACGAAGTCCAGTACTTTTATCATAAGTGCTAATGGTTGGGTCGTCAATAACCCAGTGTAAAAGCTTTCCGATCTCTGCAACGGAATCACACTGTCCAATTTTGAAAACAGACATTTTAGTTATGTAAGAAGTAAATGCTTAAGTCGAAAGTGCTAGTTGCTGTCTAAATCCCGACCAAAAAATTGATTCAGAATTTTGGCAGGGTAGAAGGTCAAATACGAGTTAGAAAATATAGCTAACATTATAAATATGAGCAGCAGTGGTGATTCACAACAAAAACGTACATTCAACCCTAGTAACATCTTGGTTACTAAGGATGATATTGAAGAGATCCTTCACAAATACGGAGTCGACAAGTCCGTTTCCAAGCTTGGACTATGGCAGCGTGCTTTTGCACATCCCTCTTATTGTGTTAACGGTGGAGGCAAGAAGAGATACCAGCGATACACCCCAGATCCTAACGAATTCGAATCAACCGGAGTACCACTCCAGCGTAAATCTTACGAACGTCTTGAATGGCGTGGAGATAAGGTTATTGACAATGCAGTTAGCGCCTATCTTTTCAAGCGTTACAAAAGACAGGATGAAGGTTTTTTGACAAAGACTAGAAGTAAACTTGTACGGAAAGATGCACTAGCAGACCTATCACGCAAGATTGGATTGGCTAAGTATCTTCTAATCGCAGAATACCTTGAGATCGACTCTAATGGTCGCGATAATGAGAACAACCTTGAGGACTGCTTTGAAGCATTTGTTGGAGCAATGATTGAAGAGTTTGATGATGATCGATTATGTTACACATTTATTGTTAACGTAATTGAAGAGCATGTTGATATGGCACAGTTGATTATGCGGAATAACAATCATAAAGATACACTGATGCGATACTACCAGAAGAACTACGATGGTGTAACACCGGTCTATGAGGTTCTGATCGATGAGGAAACTGGAAGGCCTGCAGGTCCCCCCTTTACAGCATGGGTACTTGATCCTACTGGTAAGAAGCGTGTAGGAATGGGTCAAGGACCTAAGCGCCAGAAGGCACAACAGGAAGCTGCTAAAGCTGCATTAAAGTATTACCGAGTAAAGTCAGTCTAGCTGCGTCAAAGTCAGTCTAGCTGCGTCAAAGTCAGTCTAGCTGCGTCAAAGTCAGTCTAGCTGACCCAGATAGTAATCCAATCTCTTTCCATGTTTGCAAACGTCCTGCCATTTCTTCCAATCCTTAATGAAGTTAATGAAGCAGATATCGATATCCATCATCTTTAAATATTTAATATTCTCTTTTAACAGTTCAAAAGACTTGGCAACATCATTCTTATCCAGACTAGGAATTTTCTTAGAAGCAAAAGGGTTCTTATGTCTGTTAAACTTGAGAGACAAGATAGTACGCGATAACATATAGTTCATCACAGACTCATCTGAAAAGTTCAGATACTTAATCTTAAGGTCTTCAAGAACATCTTTAAGAACATAGTTAAGCACAATCTCATCTGTGCCGTAATGATATGAAAGATAAGACTTCTCTTTTGTATCAGGGAAGAATGCAAACCTTTTATAATCGCTCTCCATAATAACGTGTTTAAGACCCACATTATCGTAGATATTTAAGAAGTAGTCAGTCCAAATGTTTTTTGTAAACAGTTCTGGATTCTTTTTAAACATAGTTGCACCATACAGGAAATGATTCTGGAAAACCTCTTTCTCAACTTGTTTAGCATTTCTTGGCTGAACGTTGTACATATTACCACATGACATCCCGCGGGTGATAGCTAAAACATCGTTATCATCCTTTTCAAACTGCTCAATCTCTTTAAAGAGTGCATCTGTATAGAAGTTATCTGCGTCCATTAAGCAAACCATCTTCATATTGCCGGTATCAAAGAGCGGATGGATTCTGACAATAGTTCCGTAGTGATCTGTACAAAGTTCGATATCAGGATCTTTATAGTTAACTAGCTGTACCTTCGGATGTTTGCGAAACATATTAATTAATCTGATATAATCGGAATCTTTACACAGAGCTGAGTTAAAATAGATACGAAGATAGTATTTATCATCACGTTCAAGAAGTATCTTGGCCATATGGATCATATTCTTTAAGAACAGCTGCTTCTTCTCCTCTTTGATATCACGTAACTCACCCTCAAGGTGCCTAGCATATTCTTTAGGTAGGTATAGAGAGGTAGAAATGCATATATACTCCTCTTCTGGCTCTGTGTAGAGCTTCTTTAGCTGTAATTTACAACTCATTATATAAGTGTCGTTTAAATTATTTAAGCCGCTTTGCGTCTCATCGAAATCAAAAATTATCTAACCTCGCATTTTTTATCTCGAGTAAGGATATACAAATGTCCGACTGTCTGACCTGTAAGACTAAGGTTTCCCGTGGTTGCTGCGCTGTTAAGCCCAAGAAGGTTCCCTGCAAGCTCAAGAAGGTGTACTGCACCAAGCTCGTCTGCTGCAAGGTTTCTGATTGCAAGGGCAAGTGCAAGAACAAGTGCAAGCTCACTTTCAAGAAGGTGAAGATCCTCAAGGCTATCCACCGCATCCCCTGCCGCAAGCCCTGTGTCCCTTGCGATCCTTGCTGCCAGTAAGCTAACCAAACACTAATTTATTAACATACCACAACAAAACGACTCTTTTTGTTGTTGTACTTTTAAAGATATAATATCTTCTAAAATATTGTATATTATGAGCACTTACCTAGAGGGTGAAGTAGTCTCACTTAAGGGGTCTAATGCTCCTGTTAAGATTGAGGAGATTAGTCCTCGTAAATTAACTGTAAAATATACAGATCAAGAAGACATTGATAAACATGGTGATGAGAGCTTTAAGGTTAATCGTAAAGATGTTAAGACTAAAAGTAAAAAAATTGTTATCAAGCGATCTAAGATTAAGAGTAAAACAGGTAAAACTAAAAAGGTTGTAACTCGTGTTGAACCTATTGACTGGACTCAGCTAAATGAAAAGGCCTTCCCTTCATGGATTAACGAAACGTTTGAGGTTTATCGATTACCTAAAAAGGCAAAGAAACCTACCGGAGATGGCTTTGAACCTTTCCCATATCAGATGTTTATTCGTGACTACATGCAAGAACGAAGCCCCTATCGAGGTATTCTTCTCTATCACGGACTGGGTACAGGTAAGACCTGCTCTGCTATTGAAACTGCTGAGAATCTTAAACATAACAAGGATGTTATTGTACTTCTTCCAGCCTCTCTTATTCCTAACTTTGTTGAAGACGGTCTCAAGTTTTGTGGTGACAAACGCTACAAAGACGCCAAGAAGTTATCTGAACTAGATCCGTACATCTTTGTCTCTTACAATGCAACTAATACATTGAAACAGTTGGAAAACATTGGAACGCTTGATGATAAGGTTGTTATTATTGAAGAGGTTCATAATCTTATCTCTATGGTTGCTAACGATGAGAGTAAGAAGGGTAAGGCTATCTACCAGATGCTGATGGATGCCAAGAACTGCAAGATCGTTGCACTTTCTGGTACACCGGTTGTTAATCAACCTTATGAAATGGGTGTTCTTCTTAACATTCTTCGTGGGTACATTGAAGTTGCCAGGTTTAACATCGACAAGATAGGTGCTGCTAAAGGTAGAAAGTGGAACTACTTAAAGATGGAAGAGGATCTCAAAGAGCTGGATCATATCGACTTTGTTGAAACCAATCTTAAGAATCGTACTATTGAAATTCATTTTAGATATAAGAGCTGGCAACCAGAGTTTGAGGAGGCTGTCAAAGATGCTATGCGTATCGCCACAAAGCATAAAAGTCAGATCCGTTTGCTTAAAGTGGATAACTACACACTCTTCCCAGAATCTGAAGAGGAGTTCAATAAGATCTTTATCGACTCAACTAATCCTAAGGGCGACAAGCTTAAACATGTAGATATCATGAAGCGTCGAATGGCGGGTCTTATCTCTTACTACAGTCCAGCAGAAGCTAACTATCCAGAGGTTGAGATACATGAGCCAGTGCATGTTCCTATGAGTAACTACCAATTTAGTCACTATCGTACTATTGCTAAAGCTGAGAAGAAGAGCGTCATGGGTCGCAAGTTTAGAATCTATACACGTCAGCTCTCTAACTTTGTATTTCCACCAGGCGTAGTTCGACCAGGTTTTGATGAGGTAGCTGCACTATTGCGACCGGATTCTGAAAGGAAGAAGAAGACTGATGTTGATGAAGAGGCAACACAGGAAGATACTGAGATTAGTAAGAAACAGAAGAAGGCTATCGATAAAGCTTTGACTGAACTTGAAGCCGGTTCAGCAGAGTACTTCAGCATTGAAGGTCTTGAAAAGTATTCACCAAAAATGCTGGATATTCTTGAAAAGATTGAAGCGTCACCTGGTCTTGTCTTTGTTTACTCAGACTTTAGAACACTTGAGGGTGTTGGTATCTTTGCACTTGTCTTAAAGCAACACGGATACGTTCCATTCGATCCTAAGGATCCGACTAAGAAGAAGACTTTTGCACTGTATTCTGGTTCCGAGGACATGAAAACTCGTAAAGCTACTCTTAAAATGTTCCGTGATCCTAAGAATAAAACTGGTGACTATATTAAGGTCGTTCTTGCTACTAAGGCCGGTGCCGAAGGTCTTGATCTGAAAAACATTCGTCAGATCCATATTATGGATCCGTATTGGAATGAGGTGCGTATAGACCAGGTAATTGGACGAGGTGTCCGTCGTAAATCTCATTTTGATCTGCCCGAAGAGGACCGCAAGGTTGATGTTTACCGTTATCTTGCAGTCTTTGACAAGGCACAGGAGGGTGAGATGGGTGGTGTTCCTAGTACGGATGAACAAATCTACGAGATTGCTCTTAAGAAGAAGATTGTGACAGATGAAATTCTAACATTGATGAAAGAGGTTAGCGTTGACTGTATGCTTAACCTGAAGCAGAATCCACCAGTGCGATGTCATAGCTACGGCGACGACACCGAAGGGTTAGCCTATCTTCCTCAGCTTCGTCAGGACCTTGCCTTTAGGCCCAAGGAGACTATGGTAGTTGTGAAACGTGATCTTGCACTGGCAGGTATCGATCAAAAGAAGAATATCTACTTGATTGACACACGAAAACGTGCTCTCTTCAAGATTGATGACGTTGGAAGAAAGAATCCTGTGAAACCTCGACCGAAGATCAGGAAGAAGGTTTGGGTCGATCTTGAGCATCGTCTTGTCTACGATTACGAATACGCCAAGGCAGGTGCCGATCAGCCACCAATCGGACAGGTTAACGAGAACGGTAGATTTGTTAAGGCTTAGAAACTTACTTTATCTTATAATTTATAATAACATGCAGACTGAGCTAGAAAAGCTTACTCAGCAGTTCCTTGTTGCTAATGTCCCTATCGTTTTCCAGAAAGATTGTGGTTACAAGTTCATCGGATACTTTTGCCCTGACGACACAGTCCTCGATCTCTACAACTATATCGATCGTTTGTATCCACATATCGAATCACCGTCGGAACTGATCTTTAACGGAACTTCCGTGGAGAGGAAGCGGGTGCCAATGAAAGATATTTTAAGAACGGGAAAACCTCTATATCCTCTACCAGAGCGTGTTGTTTACTCTATGGCTGTTATTTGGCCCGACATGTAGTAAGCTTTGCTTACATAGCTAGAAAGCTGGCTTCGGAGGCTTAAAGTTTTATTTTGAAGGGTAGAATACTATCTGAAATGAAGAAGTTTTCAAATAATGAGCCCTACGGGTTAAAGCCAAAGTCGATAAAAAAAAGTCAGCAATCTATTAATAAAACACGCTCCCGTCGAAAGAGTTTAAGTAGTTCTTCTTTCTATTCAACAACGTCTCAAAAATCCAGCACTCCTAGGTCACTTCCGTCTGGGAAGAATTCTGGAAGTATTCCTCCAACGCCTCCAGCACATTGTTCTACTCCGAGAGGACCTCCTCCGCGTGGACCTCCTCCGCGTGGACCTCGTCCACATACTGATCATCCAACGATTGACAGCACTATTAGCAGTCAGACTCCAGGTGGCTGGAACAGTATGATTGAGAACAACATTGTGGCTATTGGCGAGAAGGCTCTTGGACTTAGGTGGATGCACAACGAATCTATTAAGCGGTTTTATAAAACATACAACCAGCTTAACAATCTTCTACGAATCTTGACCTCGATTATTACAGGACTAACTGCTGTTAGCTTTCTATATGATAATGAGTACTATGTTTTGACGATTAAGTTGATGGTGGGTCTTCTCTCTATCATCACAATCTATCTAACAACTACGTTAAAGTCTGAAGACTATCCCAACGAGATCTCAAAGCATAAACTTTCGACCTACTACTACTCTAACATATATGAGAATATCAATAAGGAATTAAGTTACTATCGTAAGGATCGTAAAGATGCAAAAACATTTTACGATTATATTAACGCAGAGTTTAACAAACTGAAAATAACCAGTCCAGATCTTGACGAGGGGGTGATGGCACGCTTCGAGGAGAAGTACGGAACAACTAGCATTTCTAAGCCTTGGGAACTTTATCACATCGGAGTTAACAACGTGCATAAGAACCATCACAGAAATAGACGTGTACATGAAGACCATAATGAATACTCTTATAGCAGCGAACATGATGATAACCCGATAAGCCAATGGCGTAACAACATGATGAGTCGTGTGGCAGAGGAGCCTCCTGACTCAGAAGACACTGAGGATCTACCGTTGGAGGTTCAGCAGAGACGTCGTGCAAACACAAATGATCCAAACATTATGTATCAAATCGATAGGTTCATGACTATGAACTAAACCTTTCTTAAAGGTAATGGAAAAAATCTTATGTTAATTTATATTTGGGTATTCCAAAGGTAGATTATGCTTGGTAAAATCATTGAAAATCTAAACGATATTGTCACCGTGTGGGAGATTGGTGGAGAAGAAGATCTTAATGATCTTAACAACAAGATGGTTTGTACTAAAATGAATAAAGTCATTGAAAAACATACTGGTAAACCGGCTGAATACTATCTAGGTAAATCTCTTAAAGACTGTTTTCCGAACGCTATTAAAAGTCGTGAACTGATGCGTTCATACCGCAAAGCGTTTCTCAACAATGGAGAATCAGATATTGAATTCAGGAGTGATGATCGACTTTTCAAGATTCGGATGTTCTATCTTAAACACAACAGTATCTGCGTACTAACAAGTTCCCAAGATGAACGTATTAGAGCTGAACAGGAAGCTCATCGCCTTAACCAGGCCAAGAGTTACTTTCTTGCCAATGTTAGCCATGAAATTAGAACACCGCTTAATGGAGTGATCGGAATGATTGAACTACTTTGTGATACCGAACTTAGCGATCAACAACAGGAATATACAGAAATGATCAAAGAGTCTGGTTACAGTTTGATGGCCATAATTAACGACATTCTTGATTTCTCAAAGCTAGAAGCAAAACAGATGGTTATAAGTTACGAACCCTTCTATCTACGTGAATGTATTGAAGCAGCATTCGATATTATCAACCTAAAAGCGAGTGAGAAAAATCTAGCACTCACCTATATTATTGATCCGGATGTCCCCTCCTATATCAAATCTGATTTTAATCGATTGAAACAAACCCTTATTAACCTACTAAGTAACGCTGTTAAGTTTACAATTGAGGGTTCGGTTACACTTAGTGTTCAAATTAATCACGGAGATGATGAAGACTACTCACATTCATCCACACCCACATCTTTAAACAGTAGTTATGATAGTTTCTGGAACAGCAGTAGTACATCTTCTACTGATACCGATAGCACTGATGTGATTGAACTTCTTTTTAAGGTTAAAGACACAGGTGTTGGTATATCCGATGACGATCTAATTCGAATATTTGATTCTTTTCAACAAGTGCACCAGAGTCGATCTCAAATGATGGTTGGTGCACTTAATAGTGGAACTGGACTAGGTCTATCTATTGCTAGACGTTTAGTAGGACTTCTTGAAGGTGATATCAGAATTAATAGTAAAATCGGTGTTGGTTCAACATTTAGCTTTACCATTATTACAGAATACATAGAACCTGATAGTGATGATGATACAGTCTCAACCAAACTACTTGAAGGGTTATCCATTATGATTGTAGACGATAATGAAGTTAATCGGGTGATGTTATGTACAACACTTCTGAAGTGGGGTGTTCTTCCTATCCCCTGTTCAACTGTGGATGAGGCATTAGCTTATGTTAGAAAGAACTTTAAGTTTGATCTTGCATTAATAGATATTCGAATGCCGAAAATGGATGGTTTTACGTTTGCCAAGAAGATTGAGGCAATTCGTCCTGATTTACCGATGATTGCACTCTCCTCAATTGATCGTAGATATGATTCCGTAAATCCTTTCAAACTGTTTCTAACTAAGCCAATCAAGGAACGTCATCTTTTTAACAGCTGTGCTAGTACAATCGGTTATCATGCAACTAATTCTAAAACAACGCATGCCTGTGTAAAATCTACACCCTGTATAGATTGTCCTGTTCTGGTTGCCGAGGATGTCTACATAAATCAGAAAGTAATTGTTGGTCATCTTAGTAATCTTGGTTTTACTAATATTGATGTAGCCAATAACGGGAGGGAAACCTTAAATCTTATGCATGAGTCACCTTACCGTATCGTTTTCTTGGATATCAAAATGCCTCTGATGAGTGGTGTACATGTCATAAGGAAGTTGCGAGAAGATAATGTTAGACTTCCTCACATAGTTGCTGTTACAGCAGATGTTAGCCCAGCTGCAAAACGATACTACTTAGAAGAGTGTGGGATGAACGACTATCTATCTAAACCTGTGTCGCTCAAAGATATTAAGAGGGTGGTTCAAAAGTTTTTAAGTAAAGAAAAAAAATGTAAAAAGATTATATAAATGGCTGAAGTGAAACAATCACTACAGGATTTCTATTACGAATGGATTTATCCTGCATGGGATTGGATGTCAGGAACAAGTGTAGAAGCTATACCTATCTATCAAAGTGTTCAGGCTCGACTTGATAACTTAAACTATCACCTAAGTGATACACAACATGTCTATCGCCGAGCTGCAAACGATTATGATAATGCCAAAAGAGATACTGCTAGTCAGGAGGCTATCTATAATGCCTGTAACACTCAGGTTGAGGACCGTTTAGAGGAGATCAAGGGATCTATGCTAAAGTTTTGTGATAAAGTTGGTTCCATCGGCGAAGCTCTTACTGATGCAGAGGATGAAGAGACTATTTTAAAGATGATGAACAAGCTTGTTAACTGTATTTCCAAGCTAAAGAAGCCTAATAACCTGGAAAAGGCCTACGAGTGGGTTGATCCGATCGAATACTGGAGTCTCCATGATTACCAACAGGCTGTATCGCGACGTGACGAGGCTGAGAACGAACTGAAGAAGTGTAAACGTAGAGAACGTCCGTTCCTCCACAGGCTAGAGGATGTTAAAGAGAAGATGGAGAATATTGAGAAAGAGAAGGAAACTCTATCTGAATTCAGTACTAAGTACAAGGAGGGATATGTCAGACTTACTTCTCAAGACCCCCCACCCCCTTACGAAGAAGGACCGCTCGATGATGATATTATCAAGATGCGTGACGAGATGAAGGCAAACGTTGATAACTACATTGCACCAACATATAGTAACAGTGAACTACAACCTCCCATTGCTCACACAAGTCCTTACGGATTGACTTATGATCAATCCTAGGCAAGCTTCTTTGAAGTTACCGTACGGTCTTTCTCATTGAGGTAAGCTTAGATACGTAATTCCATTTTAAATGTGTAACTTACCTGTAGGTGTTCAACCATCATCTTACGATCTCCCAGATGGTCTCTATCTGCTAGATCTTCATACTTAAATTCAACCTCAATCTTATCGATCGTACTACGGTCTTTATGAACCTTCACAATATTCCAGAAGCGGTCTTGATAGATGCCTTTTGTGTACCATTCTTTACTCTGTCCATCAGAATAACAGATAAAGGTACACCGATCCAAATTACTAACAAGCTCCTCAGTAATACCCTCAACCAGAATAGCTCCTCTATCAGTGCCGTCTAGCACGCGATAGAAGTATCCTTTATTCTGACTTTCATCTTTACTAATCAGTTGGACAAGATCACCATCTCGTGGCGTAACATTTTCAAAGTTGCCATAAACCCACGCTGATGTTTCTCCCTGCATTCGACTCTTAAACTCTTGAGAAGCTATCTCTACAGTTTCAGGACTGAGAAATTGTGAGAAAGAGATTCTATCCCCAGCATCAAGTAGATCGGAGCTAATAGGGTTTTCTAAAACGATCTGAACATTTCCTGTACGCGCTTTTTCTAAAGACTTAATTTTAAATGTGTCTTCGATATTATAAGGCTGTCGGTTAGGTGTTAACAGACTGAGTGTAAGTTCCTGAAGTCTTTGTGGAAAACCAAACTTCACACCACCTGCAATGGCTGGACGATAACAGTTATGAATGCCAGTAGGAATCAGTTTAGCAAAGATATCGTTTTCGTAGTACTGCCCATTCAACTGTTCAATCTTGAGCAGTAGATACTGTGGAGATCGTCGACTAAGTGTTGGGATCATTAGATCAACACAGCATAGACTAACTAGATCTATCTGATGAGGAAACTGAACAGTAAAAGAGTTGGCAGAATGATCGAGACTGATATGACGGAACCTTGAATCGATGGTTAGGAAACGAGAAACAGTGTCTCTATGTTGACTGGGAAGATCAACCTGATCTGGTCTTTGTGACTCTTGGGGAAAATCATCACTCGGTCGAATAGCTGCACCAACAAAAGGGTCCTCCTCTATGTCTTCCATAGTTGGCCAACTATCTTGTTGGTGTAGACGATTGACAGTTGCATCATCCTGTTCCAGATCGACGGTCGTTCCCATTAAAGGTGGTTCTTCGATGACACGTGCACCCTCGATAGTATCAACTCCGCTAATCTGCATTGCACTCTGAACTGATCTTTCACCATCTGGGGCAGGTGGAGGTAGTAACGCACGCTCTTTACGTCGCGCTTCTAGCATGTCTTCCGGATTGTTCTCTAACTTAGTCTGCATCCTGTTAATAATCAGTTCGTAAACTTTCTGGTTCATCATGTTAAGAAAGTTTTCGAGACTAGTTCCGGGAGGAGGATCTCCACCAGCTTTGATATGAACATACTGCATGATCTTAAAAATATCTTCATCAATCTGATTTCCCATGTCGTATTTATAACGGTTCTTAATCTCTTTAACAATTGCCTCCTTTAGGAAATTAAAATTATCCTTAGAAAAGAAATGTGGATCAACAGACATATCCTATACTTGACGTCAAAAAGTATTAAAAATAGAGGAAACGCGACAAATGTTTTTTCTGAGCAGGAAACCCCTTCTGTTTCCTCGCGAACCATCCCGCTAATTGTGATAAATGTTTTTTCTGACGTCAACTTATAGGATGTTCCCGGGAAGCAATAGCAGACAGGGTGTTTACACTAACTTTCCTGAAGAGGTTGGGAAGAATATGCATATCTACAACCCAACTTATGATCAACATATCATTAAGCCGGACGAGCAGAATGTGACACGTGGGCGTATCAGCAAGAGGTTTGTAGTTGACAGCCGTGATCGCGACAAAGCACGCTTTCCGGAACCGAGTCACTACAGGATTCCTATACCTGATGAGTACAAGAACGTAATCTCTGTAGAGCTTATTCAGGGAATTATTCCACGTAACCCTTACACCATTAGTAAGAACTGCAATCTGTTATATTTTGAAGAGAGCTATGGAGACTGTCTTATTGCAGAGGTTACACCTGGTGCTTATTGCATTGAAGATCTACTTGTTGTTCTTCAGGATGCGATGAACGATGTTGGACAGTCTGAGTACAGAGTTGTTCTGGTTCCCAATCAGAACACTATTAGGATCGATAGCGATCTTAGTGGTGGCGACGGACTATTTCGTCTTCTCCTTACGGATCCAACCGATCACAACCAAACCATCGCCCGTTCTGTAGGTCCAAAGCTTGGTTTCGGTCTTAACGACTTGGTTGAGACATGCGGTTGCGTTGCTCGAGTAGAAGAAAACATTGTGGTCGGTAAGGGTAGCAAGTTTGGCAAAGACTTTAAGGTTGGGGACAAGTTGCGCTTTAGCTCTGACACTGAAAACATCTATCAGGTTCTAGCCATTACTAATGATTACACTCTGATTCTGGATCGCGATGTTGTTAGCTGGGAGTGTGATGAACACCTTATCTCTGCATCTCATGTTGGCTGTTACCCTTACGATCTCAGTGGTATTAAGTACGTTATTCTGGACATTCCTGAGCTCCATAAGCTTAATAGTGTTAACAAACATGTAGACGATGCCTTCGCAGTAATCCCTTTCGATTGTGACTGTGATAGTTACAGTGTTGTCAACAATGCCAGTCTTCCAAAGCAGCGTGAGATCACCTACTTTAACCCACCAGAGGGTCGTCTTAGCTGGCTTACAATTCGTTTCCTCACCCATGATGGCGAGCCTTACGACTTTGGAGGCCGCGAGCATATGCTCGACTTCGAGATCCGTGCCCTCAACCAGTACGGCAAGTACAATCTTATCGGCGACAACTGATAAGTAAAACCTTATTGGTGATAATTAGATTATAAGTTTTCTTCAGCGTTTCTTACTGCGGAAACTGCTCCTTGTATTCAGGGAACCAGCGTTGGATACCGATGTCCGGGATGCAGTGCTTCTGACAGTAGATCTCTGGGATCACTGCCTCAAAGACGTTCAGATCAAAGTTGCGAACGCGCCTCAGAGAGAAGTTAAAGAAAGACATGGGAAGAGCTCCACGACCCTTTCGCTTGTAAGCGCGGTTGTGTTCACTCTTACTTACCACTTCAAAACCACAGGCTTTGAAGAGGTCTACCAGCGTTTTCTCGTAGATCGAGAACCAGTGCTCATCGGCGATTCCTCGCTTCCAGTGCCTCTTAGCTCTACGGGAAGAGCAGAGAGTGATGGCAAGATGGGTCTCATCAGGAGCATGACGGAGGTAGTGCGTGATCGTCCGGAGAGGATAGCATGACACGTTCTCGGTCTCACCTGAAGCAGTCTTACGACGCAACTTCTTAGGAGTACCGAAGAGGTCAGACATGATGTCCATGTAGGCGTGAGCCATCAGAGCGATCACACTCGGTCCCATCTTGACCAGCCACTCGTAAAGGGTGCCCTCGAAGGTGTTGATCCCAGCCTCCTTGTGGGACTCACATGTCTCAGGGTCAAAGTCCGGTGCAAAGCACTGAGATGGCTTAACACCAGCTGCAAGAAGTGCAGCAGTCGTCTGACGCTTGTCACCATCGAGGTACAGAACACCTCCCTTGTACTCTTCTGGATCGATATTCTCGACAAAATCGTGGTTGTTTAACCATTTGTCGCGGTTCTCGAAATCATCGTACTTGGAAACGGTAGTTTCTGTCGCAACTGTCGCAGCTGTCGCAGGGACAAGTCGGAGAGTCAGGTGACTAGGTGGTGTAGCAGCCATTTTTCAACTGTTGGTGGGTAGTAGAAAAAGATATTAGTTTGACAATGTCATCAATTTTGATGTATCCTACATTAGATGGGAGGGTTGAGGGGACCCATGATGGAGTTACCACCACGGCGGATACCGATGTTATCACGCTGCTGAGGGGTGGTGCAGACGCAACCGGTACTGGTGCTGAAGGTGGAGGGGCAACAGGCGGGGGATGCGCGGTTGCGAGCAAAGGTGAACATGCTGTTCTTCGGGAGCTCGGTGAAGACAGCTTCGTGACGGAGGGGAACGGAGCTACCTTGGGTTACGAAGAACTTACCCTGCATCTGAGGAACGTTAGCGGGCGGGTGGCGCCAGCGGCTGCATCCCTTAGGGTGGAGGGCGACGTTGTCGTAAGAGATAGGAACACCCTGACGCATGTTCCAGTTAATAGGAGCAGGTCCACCAGCTTCCATACCCTTCTGCTGGTTAAGCATAGTGTTGTAACGACTGTAAGCCTGATCGTTCAGTAGGTCGTAAGCCATCTTCGTATACCCTAAGAAGATAAAAAAACCCGCTCAAGCACTGTCTTCGTTCCATTCAACAATACTGAAGCCATCAGAGTGGTACTCAACAAAGTCACTATCTTCAGTCTCTTGTTCTTCAGTTTCATGGTCTTCACTGTCAATGTGGTACTCAAGCAGACCGTGAACGTGGTTTACAGCTTGAAGGTAGCTCTGGGTGTCGTCGGATTCGGAGTCGGTGTGATAGATCTCGTCTCCCAGAGATGGTTGATATGATGGGTAGGGATGAACTACCTGAAGACGTTCCACAGCTAGAGAGGGAAGACTTGTGCTTTGAAAAACACGATGAGGCTCCTGAGTCAAGAGAAACTTAGACGCACCAAGGCCGATGGCCTGTTCAGTTGGGAAGAGATAGTCCTTACATTCTCCATCGGTGATAGCTAAGCGACCACGAGAATCGGAGGGGTCTCTAAAGATCCAATCTCCCTTAATAACGATGCCCTCCTTATCTTCATAGAAGTTGCCCTTTGGACCAGCATACTCAGTCACAAGATCCGTTAGATCGTCCCCATCACGCTCAGCATGAATAATAGAAACCAGAGCTGTAGATGTACTCATAAACTCCCTTAGCTCATCCACTGTGTACGGCGGGTACACAATGTGAGGGTCGCTTCCACGCTGGTAAACAATATGGTATCGCTGACCCATAATCTCGTATCTTACGTCCAGACGGGCATCACCTTCGCCAACCTCGTCGCGAATGTTTTCGCTGTCGCCAACCAGGGAATACCGAGCCTCCAGAGCGTCCATGATAACACTCCAATCGGTAACTCCGTAAATAGTTGCATCAATAGCGTAACCTTCGCAATGATCGTTCAGGTAGTAAACCATTTCTAACGTAGTAAACTCAGTTTGATTCTCAGGCGTCTCTTGGAACATCTCCTGTAACCAGATCTTAAGTAGGAAGATAGGATACAGTATCCTATGGAGAATATCGGTAAGCCCGTCTTCAATCATTTCTATAATATACCTCATAATATAACTATGCTTATAGAAAAAAATAAAACCTTAAACTGAGCTTCAAAGTTTGAAGTATTTGCAGCAGTGAAGACAGGAAGCTTTCCGCAGGAAGCAGAGGGACGCTCATAGCAAAGCTAGTGAGCTAGGAACATAGTTCCATCCTAAGGGAAGAAACTTGGTTTCAAGCTACACAGCACAGCTGTTATGCTGACTGGCAAGTCTCTCATGAAAAGTGAATCTGTTTAGGAGTATATTTGGGTTATGCTATTAAAGATGGTAAAATCGTATCCCAAGTTGTACAAGGTTGCCTCTACTGGCAAAGTCTACGAATGGTCTATCGAGATCGTCGAAGAGGACGACGGGGATATCTTTATTATTACTACCGACGGCTACAGAGGTGGTAAGTTGAAGACCAATGAGCGTGAGGTAAAAGCTGGAAAAGCAGGCCGTACCAAGATGGAACAGGCAGTGCTCCAAGCTGATCGCAAATTCAAGGACAAAACTGAGAAAAGTGGATATTCCACCGATCTCAAAGCTGTCTCTGCCAATAAGATTCAGATCATCCGACCTATGCTTGCCCAGAAGCTTACCTTCTCCAAATTAGGGAAGTCTGTGGACCTACCCGCTCTAGTTCAGCGAAAGTATGATGGAATTCGTACTATCGCTTACAAGGGTGGTGATGGCAAGATCAGGATGGAATCGAGGCAGGGCAAAGAGTGGCCTCATATGGACCATATCAAGAAAAGTCTAGCTAGGATCTACAAGGATGCGAAGCTACCGGATACATTCTACTTTGACGGTGAGCTCTTCCCCGCTGAAGGGAGCAATATGACATTCCAAGACCTGACCGGTCTAGTTCGTCGACAAACCCTAAAGCCCGGTGATGAAGAGCGTCTTAAAGAGGTCGATCTGCTTGTTTTCGATTTCTTTGATCTCGGCAACATAGGCATGACCACTGAGGAACGACTCGTGGCGGTGCTTCCTAAGATTTTCAAGAAGAAGTACCCGAATATTGTACTGGTTCCTACTGAGGTCATCGAGACTAAGGAAGGAGTCAAAAATGCTTTCCAGCGGTACATCTCAGAAGGCTTTGAGGGACTAATGCTCCGTAGCGTTTTCGGCCCCTATCAGGTCGGCAAGCGTAGCAAGCATCTCCTCAAGTACAAAGAGTTCGTAGAAGACGAGTTCGAAATTGTCGGCTATTCAGAAGGCTCCGGCGAGGATCGCCAGACTGTCATCTGGGAACTCAAAACCAAGGACGGCAAGGTGTTCTCAGCACGCCCAAAGGGCACTCGTGAACAGCGGCGCGAATGGTTCAAACACGGTGACGATTACATCGGTAAGAAGGTCACCGTCATCTACCAAGAGCTCACCGACGACGGTATCCCACGGTTCCCCGTCGCTAAAGATGTGAGAGAAGGCTATTAGCTTTCTTGACCGCTGAGAGAAGGCTACTAGGCTTCTTTTTTTATAAAAGCTTGAAGAATCAAAGTAGTTGATCTGGTTTTCACCAAACAGTCGTCGTTTCCTCTCGCTAGGTGTCTCTTGGCGGCGACGGTGCTGTCGCTGATACTGAGGCTTCTGCCTTGGCGGCGGACTTTCTCCGCGAATATCGCTGTCGTCACGGTAAGCGGGACCTTTGTACACAGACATCTCGCTGGAGTCCCAGGTGAAGATACCGTCGCTACTCACTGACAGCTCTACAGGTGCAGGAATCATGACTTCTTGCCGAGACTTCTTCCGCTTGACACGGCGACGCAGCTTCGAGCTGCTGGATGAATCTGAAGAAGACCACGTCATGTAGCGCCTTCGCCTGTGACGACCCTTTGGCTTGGTAGGGGGCTGCTCAACACGAACACGCCTGGTCCGCTTCTTCTTTCCGAAAAGTCCCATGGGGAGGTGGTAGTTATAATCGTATTTCAACGCAAATGTCGTCAGTTTTAGTATTTTGTCAATTGGGGTGGGTACATCAGTATGTATTCACCAGGTTTTAGCTTCATCCGCTGAATGGCGGCATATGCCTCCCCAATGTACTGAAAGCCACATATCTCGTTCATCCCGTTCTTTGGGTTGTACATGGCTAACGCAATCGTGTGCCCAGTCATGGTGCTCAGATGTTGCTCCGCCCACTTACGTAGTTGTTTCGTCATGATTGTGTTAAATAATGGTATTTAACGTAATTATAATTCACTTTTGGGACACCTCCTAACTGGACCAGTTGGAGTCATCGAGGTAGTCGCTCCTGGAAGCATAGACCGAACGCTTGACGGTCAGGTGCCCGGAGCGGTACATGCCGTCGATGTCGTCGAAGGTGCGGCCAGACGTCTTGGTGATGCACCAGTAGTCGCTCGCCAACATCCCGACGTCAAATTTGCGGAATGCCATGAGCTTCTGCGGACTGCTCACGCCGTCGGAGGAAAAGCTCCAAGGTCCGTTGTAGTACCTCTGGTTGTCAGCCATCGTTCTGATGAGTGTGGTACTGATATTGGAAAAACAGAACAAATGTCGTCATTTTTTAGAAGTAGCCCCGGGCTTACAGCTGGTCATGGACACCTGACAACGGTTCGATATCTTTTCACCAAGGGGATGCGATGTAGCTATGTTGGGATGGAATGGGCTGCATCAAACTCTAGGCTTAACGTTGTAAAGTTTCTTCTTCTAAACAATGTGTTGGTAACGCCCCGAGCTCTGCATCTAGCCTCTCATGCAGCTCATATTGAGATGTCGCGAATACTCTTCTTTGCAGGAGGGATCTTAGAACCTGCTGGCATGGCTTTAGCTGCAAGGGGTGGTAAGTTAAAGGAGGTTAAATTGTATGTCTCTTTAGGAATTCCTATAGAGTCAGCATTAATGAAAGCTTGTGAAAGAGGACGTCTAAATATTATAGACTATCTGTTTTACGAGCACAGCGATAAGATCACAATAGATAATGTGATTGATGCATTAACGATGGCAAAAGATAACGAGAGACCGCTAGTGATTGATCGACTAGTTGGTTTCATGAAATCTCCTTTATGCACATTTTAGGAACTTAAGGAACTTCTTGATAAAGGAAAGTCCAGTAATGGTAAACTTGCCCTTACCAACTTGCAAGAGTAGTTCGATGAGGTTGCTGATCGCCTCACGATCAAAAGGAACGTTAAAGTTCTCCAGATACTCATCAATAACGTTAAGAACAATAGTCTTCCTCTCAACGTTATCGAGATACTTATACCGTTTTACCATCTCTACAACGTAGCTAACAACGCGAGTTACATCGGCATAATCGAGCTCCCCGTCGAACTGGAAATGCTCTTTAAGGTGTGCCAGGATGTCTTCGATCTCGTTGGCAACCCTCTCCTTGACCTTACCCCATTTAATATCCTTAAAGAGTGTGCCCTTGTGAATCTGGTAGATGGTATCGATCAACGAAGGAAGCGCTTCCTTAAACGCCTCCTTAGCTGCATCATCAACATTGATGTAGGAGTTATCGAGGAAGTATTCTAGAGTTCGAATAGCCATGTTCTTGCGTTCCTCGCCGGTCATGCCTCCAAGCTTACCAATCTCGGCCATAATACGAACTACGAGCTCGTTAAGATGAGATGCATTGTATTCGATCTTACTCAGATAGTTGTCGTAGACCTTCTTACAGATCTGTGTTAAACGACCGGACATCTTATAGATTTTTCTTAGAAAAAGCCTAGCTTAATAGACCGCTTCTTTTTTTCTTTCGAGCTTATATAATGAATTGGAAGGTTCTGATTAATATCCTTCTTATAGTTTTGCTGTTGCACTTTATTATCAAGAACCTGCAGTATGCTTACGGGCCTGAAGGTTTTGCAAACAAAGCGCTTCACAGTAAGTTGAACAGCCCTATTGGTCTTCTTAGCTATGAGAACCCTGGGCCGACAGAGATTGCTGACATTAAACAGCGAGAGTTACCTCAGCCTATGGGTGTAGGCAGCCCTATCGGTGAGAGTGAACAGATTGAAGGACCTTATCACCGAGGACCTGAGGGTGGTGCTCCGATGCACGTAGATAACATCCCCGAGAAGGACAGGCCTGTGCAGCGTGTAAATATGGATAAGGAGCATTTCAATGCTATTCAGTTCTTAACTACTCCGGAAGATAACTACGATAACACCTACTATCTGAATAAGGCAAGTGATACGGTAAAACAGGCGAACGTCTACACGAACGACTGGAACGTTGCTAACTTTAAATCTAATGTTCTGGATAAGCGTAACTTCTTTAAGACTAACCCTCCTAAGACAGGATCTCAGCTCCCCCATCGTGATCTTGAACTGCAAGAGGCAAGTGTAAGCGAAATTGGCGAGCAGCGTTGCTTTAACCGTAACAACAAGGCTAGTGCTAAAACGGTGCAACCTGATCTTTGGAAGTATAAGAATGAGTTCCCCATGAACGGTGGTAGCTTCCTGAACCTTGGCAACGGCAGCGTCTACGGTTTCGAGGATAACGACAACCTCTTCGCCGCGTTCAACAGCGCTGATCCCCTCGTTGCCAGCAACTGCAAGCCCAACACCGAATGTCAGAAGTGTCCCGATGACATTCGCAATGGCGTCGGTATCCCCGGTCGCAAGTGGTGGTCTCGCAACTAATAAAAGACATCCTTTCATCTTTTTAATCGTTTTACCAAAGGAAAGTTTTTTGGTAAAACTTTTTTGTTAAAGCTTTTTCTATGAAAAAGCTATAGGATGGGCACTGAAGACTATCTGTTTGGTGGTATCGTGCTAGTTTATCTATTAGGATTTTTACTAAGTTACTACCTACACCATCATTATTGGGAAAGGAGACATGCCAAAATGACACCGGTGGTTCGTTGTATCTATATTACTCTGATTGTCTTGGCAGCTGTACTTTTTATTGCGCTGGTCTATACAATTTTTAAGAAGAACACACTAAACCGTGAGGAGATCATCTTGCGTATGATTCAGATGTTTGTAGCTAGCTCTATCCTTTTCGCCATGATTTACTTTATGCTTTATATTTCTGGAAAGCATGAGTTTGGAAGAGCCGATCAGGATGTTAAACTAGCTGATACTCTATACGGTAAATACTTTCAAACTATCTATCTAAGTGTTATTACGTTCTTTACGGTAGGGTTCTCAGATCTAATGCCTTTTAGTGTTAGCAGTAGAATAGTGAACTTTATCCAGATCCTTCTTGCTGACATGATCTGTATCTTCCTCTATTCGCGGTCTAAATACGTTTTTGGTAGTTAACCACCAAAATCCTTGGTACGTTTTTGGTAGTTAGCACATCAGCACTGGATCGTCTAGACGAACACGTCCACCTAAATGGACATAGATGCGTGGAGTGTAGTCTTCTTGACCAGCTCGCTCGCGGTACATCTGGATACTGCAGCTATACTTCTTAGAAAGTGTTCCGAGAATATCGATCATCTGTGCATTGGTTGGAAGGATGCGTCCAAAGCTAATCTGCTGTGGCCCTTTTCGACCATGAGCTTTGAAGTCTTTGATCTGATCTTTGGCAATCTTAACATATGTCTTTGTAGAAACCTTCATACTATAGTTTCTACCAAGCCTTTACTATCTTCTTAATAAACTCTCTTATAAAATCATTTTTGTTGCCAGTCAAGAGTGTTTAAGTGCAACTCAAGTGCAGGAAACCTGTTTGTATAATGTCTGCAGACACGTCTGTTTGAACTGATGTCAAGGTATATGCTGATACCAATCTCCTTGTACAAGAACACTTTGATTCCATCACTTGTAGTGACAACAGCATCAAGGTTATTGTGTCCAAGAAGTTCAATCATTGTATACTTGACACCATTCTCGACGGCATGCATTTCCATGCATAGGTAGTACTGATCGGTAATACTATTATGGTAGATCATCGTCTATGTCTTTTTTATAATTAGAGGTATTATGCATTCACTTTTACCAATCAATAGGTTCTTTACCATCGGCTAACAGGAGCGCATTGCATTTACTAAAGTGTTTACATCCAAAGAATCCACGACTTGCTGAAAGGGGGCTTGGGTGCACACCTTTTAGAATATGGTGCTTGTCGCTGTCGATCAGCGGTTCTTTGCCTTTTGCAAAGTTTCCCCAAAGGATAAACACCACGCTATCGGTCTTTTCTGAAACCTTCTGAATAAGTGCGTCGGTGTACTTCTTCCAGTATTTCATATGCGATCCGGCTTTTCTCTCTCGAACTGTCAGAGATGCGTTCAGAAGAAGCACTCCCTGATCTGCCCAGTGAGTGAGATCACCATTTCGACTTGAAGTATCTATCTCAAGATCTGTAATTAGCTCTTTGTAGATATTTCTAAGGGAAGGGGGTACTTTTACATTTTCAGGTACACTGAATGATAAACCCATTGCCTGACCTGCTCTATGATAGGGATCCATACCTATAAGCACAACCTTTGTATCCGCAATGTTAAATCGGTTAAAGGCGTTGAAAACAAGAGACTGTGGTGGGTAGAAAGGGATCTCTGAGTCAAACTTATCGACATATTCAGCCCTTAGCTTCTCCCCAATCTCTTCAAGTAGTTCGCTGCCGCGAATGCTTTCGCTGTCTTCGAGTAAAACATCTTTCCAGTCTGTTTTGACTGTATCTTTAACGACTTGAAGAAGGTTGAACATCTTTTCTTTATCCTGTCGATCTGGGTCTTGAGCTCAGGAGATTCACTTTTTCAGGAGGTGGAACATAGTCTTTGGGGATCTCTAAAAAGCAATCTTCGTTCCATTCGCTAGCAACCCTCTGCATCCGGTTAAGAGACAATTTCCAATCATCCTGTTATCTATTTCAATTTTATAAATATGTCATACGGCTATGGCGCACAGTTACCGTTAATGCCGCACATGTCCCCCTTGGGAGGTATTGGTTGACGACCTTCTCGAGGAGAGTACTAAGAAGATTAGAATCCAGTTTACACCCTGTGGTTGGGAGAAGTTCACTGAGTTTTATGGCGTTAGCTAAAGAACTTGTTATAAATATATAAGATGGCTACCATTCCGTTTAGCATCGGAGGCCCCTTATTGCAGGCGTACGTTCTTGGCTTTGCGATTGCGCTTAATCTGAGCCTTTTTCAGATGGATCTTCGTGAGGAGAAACATACCAACACCATCGAGGCATCCTTCATGAACGGTCTTAATTGGCCCAACACACTACCCGATATCCTGAGGAACATGCGCTGGCCCGGTCAACCTCTTCGAGGACCGCCACGTAGACCCCCACCCATTGGTGACGAAGAGGAATCCAACACTGCGGAAGGAGGTCGCCTGTAGCAAGCTTTCGGCTCCTAAAAGTTCCTCTTAGTTATATATAGCATGGCCTGGTTCTACCTGTTGCTATCTCTTGCTTTTGTGATTGTTATCTCGTACATTATGGTAGTTGAGCCTGTTCAAGAAGGGTACTATAACTACCCATTGCGTGGTTGGCGATATCCCCGCCGACGTCGATTGCGTCGTCATCATTGGCATAGTCGTCGCTGGTGGCCGTTTAGGCGCATCAACTACTGGTGGAACTCCCATCACTTCTTCCATCCCTTTTACCACGGCCAATTCCGAGGCTACTTTTAAAGAATAGACGAGGACACTGTATTGGCTTTCACGCTCCTGCAAACCGGTAGAATCGACCTGACCATTCGCAACAACGATGGATTCACTCCGTACGAGCTGGCCATCGAGCTTGATCGAGTTGAGATGGTCACCCTTCTTGCCCCCTACATTCAGGCCGAAGCCTAAGACGGTGTGAACCCTACTTCTTTGGCATTAACGTTCACGAAGTAATTATAAAGATGATAGTATGTACGATCAAGACGGCTGGCCTTAGTGGTCCTGATGAGAGAGCGGTGGCACGGGAGATCTAGCATATATATGCAGTTGAGTTTACGTCGTGATAGCTTAGTCATAAGTAGGTTATCGTGAACAATAGCATGATCTTTGGAACGACTTTTAGTAATATGATAAACGATCCTTGAGGTCTTTCTATCGTCGCTTTCGATAACAAAGTTAGAAAAGCCGATGAGCTCATTACGATGGAACAGTAGGTATGTATAGACCAGTCCTTTTTTTGGCATAAACAGATGGACGAACTGTTGTTTAGAAAGATCCTGATGAACTCTGTACTTAACCAGATGGTTGCTAAGGAATATTAAGGCTTGATCAACAGTTTGATTAGAAAGAGGGAAGATCTTGTAACCCTGCTTTTCATACTTTTTAACAGTTAGGCCTCTCATCTGATCAGCAGCAGGTGCCATGGCCCCCCAGTAACTTAGTTCACAGATGGCTTCGATAGGTAATGGTTTTGTGTCCTTGTAGAAAACACATATTTCCAGATCGCGGTCTTTCCATGTTTTGATAAGACGGTTGATCAGATGTGGTGCATAACCTCTGGTTCTAAGATCGTTGCGAACACAGAGGAAATCTACATAGAATCCACGCTTTATATTACCCTTTAAGTACATTGAGATGGGTCGACCTGTAATAGTTCCGATCAGCTCTCCATCGCTATTAAGCAGACCGATACTGCAACCTTCAGCTTTCCCTGGACAAGAGAGAATCCATTTCAGATAGTCTTCATTATAGGTGCTAGTGTAATTTTCGTTTAGGAAACGACGAAGCACATCTGTTCCGACGACAACCCAACTTTCTCCTTGGGTTAGTTTTAAACTATCTGTATCAACATCTTTTGGATTTTTGATCTGTCCTTCTTTATGAGTGAAAAGAGAGTGGCGCATAACCGGCTGCTTCCGCCAGTAACCCCCGCGCTTCAGATATCCTAGGGCACAAAAGGCTGCAATACAAACCGTTCCAAATATTACGACTTGATGCATCCTATAAACTTCTTCAATAAAAGTTAAAACACTTCAGGACGCTAAAGAGAACTTACGAAGGGATCTTAAGGGATGCGTAGTAAGAAAAACTTACGAAGCGGTTCTCTTATTTTTTCTAAAAAGAATGTATAATGGCTCTCTTCGTACTTGGAGACAACAATACTGCACCTCCTAAGGCCAATGGCAACAAAGGTCCATTTGCTGATCTTAACAGCCTTCTAGCTTCTGCCAATGCTACAGCTGAGCAGAACGTTAATAAGGCGGTAGTAGCTACCGAGGCTGCTGTCATCTCTATCCCTCACGATGCTCCCCCGATGAAGCCGAAGCACGAGAAGATTTATCTAGATGCGTTCAGAATCAGGAACCAGCTCGGCAAGGTTCTCAAGAAACTTGCTCAGCCTCCCTCTGCACAAACTCTCAATGCTGATCCCGATTGTGCACAGAAGCTGGAGCGTATGGAGTACCTAGTTCTTGCCCTTTATAAGTATTTTGTTGAGGTTAACAATGCCTTCCGTCTTTCCCCTGAACAGCAAGCAAACAAGATGAAACGCCTTATCGATCAGTTCTACGCTGATAAGGTTCTCAAGGAAAACCTCAAGATTCTTGTTCCCGAGGGAGAAGTCCTTCCCGTTCCTAACTCTGGTCCTCCTCAGCAGCAGAACAAGCCTCGTAACCAGCGCCAGCAGAACAAGCCTCGTAACCAGCGCCAGCAGAACAAGCCTCGTAACCAGCGCCAGCAGAACAAGCCCCGTAACCAGCGCCAGCAGAACAAGCCTCGTAACCAGCAGCAGAACAAGCCCCGTAATCAGCGTCAGAACCAGCAGCGCAACCAGCAGCGCAACCAGCGTCAGAACCAGGGACAGAACAAGCGCCAGAACCAGCAGAACAAGCCGCGCAACCAGCGTCAGAACCAGGGACAAAACAAACGTCAAAACAAGCGTCAGAACCAACGTCAAAACCAGGGTAACAACCAGCAGAACAACCGTGTTAACAAGAAGACCGGTGAGCTCGGTATCGTCAACTCAATTCAAGAACTCATCTTCGGTTAGATAATCAACGACTTTTCTTTATTTTTCTACATTGCTAATATAATGACAACAAACGCTGCGAAAGTCGGGAGGTTTATCTTCTTCTTGTTGCCCATTGCAATAATATTAGTAATGTCATTCTTCATGGGTAAGGATCGAGCTGCGGCTCAGTACTACCGCTACACCAGTCTCTTGCGTGTAATTGTTCTGGTCGTACTTGTAGTAGGATTCGCTGCTTACCTCATTCACACGATGTACGCCGACAGAGATGATAAGAACAGACCTCATGCAATCGGCACCGACCTTATCATTCTTGCGGTGCTTTTAATTGTTGTTCTTCTTGCTATTGGCTGGACCTACTTTGTGTTCTACAAGGTTTCTAATAAGACCGCCGCACGCGTCGAATACCTCAACATTATCGGCGACACCATGAACTTCGGCAAGCAGATGGGCAAGTGAGTTTTTTCTAGATTCTCACTATATGAATCAGTACCAACTGCAGTTAATCTATGAACCGCTCTTCTTTCTAGTCATCCTTGTTGCGTTTAACCTCCTCTTCCCTGACTTCCGCAAGCGACCCTTGCTTCTGCAAACCGTATTCTATGCGATCATGGCAGCCTTATTTGTGATTGTCATGATTGTAACACGGATTAACCGTCGTAAATTGTCGAGTCACAGTACGCACTTTACCCGTCTTTCCCAGATTCTAACGGTCGTTGCCGTTGTCATCGTTGGTGCCTTCTTGTACTATATGATGAAATAGCTTACTTAATATTACTGATGAACTGGAACAGCTTGTCATCGAGCTTTCCGAAGTGCCATCCATTGGAGTCACCGCCCTGAAGTTCTGGATAATGAACGTAGTTTCCTTCGTGAACAAAGGCAACAATAACAGCGGCGGGGTCGATCTCTTCAATAGGATCACCCTTTCGTCCTTTAACAAACCTGGAGATCTCCTCATTGATATCCTGGTTATCAAACTTCTGCTGTTCCCAGAATTCGCGTGTATAGGCCAGACTGGCACAGATAACACGTCGGTCGTAAGGCTTCTTCTCTTCTGGAACACTACCAAATGAGATGAACTTCTTGGGATAATAGTTGTTCAGAGTGGAGCAACCACAGGCGTTCTTCTTACCAGCAATGATGGTTTCAACACGAATGCGAACACTATCAGGAGGATAGTAATCGTCATCATCCATATGAACAATGATGTCACCGGTAGCATAGCTGGCACAGAGGTTACGCTTCATACCGAGTGGAATTCGCCCCTTGTGGAACCAGTTCTTATGAATGTTGAGGAGAGCACGGGCCTTAACCTTCTTCTTGCCCTTTTTCTTCTTTTGACTCTTCATCTTCTCACGCATAGTTTCCAGCTTCTCCCTGAACTGAGTATAGAGAGCCTTAACTTCGCCCTCCTCGAAATAGTAGTACTTGATGCGAGGGTCGTCTGGTAGCAAATCGCGAACCGGCTCCGGGCCCTCATCTACAATAATCCACTCTAGCTTCTCAGCAGGGTAGTCGAAGTGCATGAAGTTCCAAAGGGGGAGCTGAAAAAGACTCTTGCGCCCGATCGTGGGAGTCACAATACTCACAGTCGGTAGTTCTTCGGCGGACATCTTTATTACTGAATACTGCCATTAAATCTCTAAGTCTCTGAACTCACAGGTCTGCAAAAGTGATTTAGATAGGGGCTTAGAGGTTTATTGTGTGATATAGAAAAGTATGTCGGTGGCTAGAAAGAAATCCGCTAGAAAGATCTATGAACTAACCAAGAGGTCGAAAGTGCCTAAACCGCTTGAGACCGCTGAGAAGATCGAGGAAGCTGTCTATCAGTATCTGCTAAAAAGGGTAGAGGAAGAGGGTATGGTTTTCGACTGGGAGGAGGTAAAGATTCGCAAGATGTACCGTGACAAGATGGTGTCAATCTGTTACAATCTGGCCAAAACCAAGAGCTTTATGAAGCGCCTTAAAAGCGGTGATATCAAACCTGAGCAGATTCCTACTATGACGCCCCAGGATGTTGCTCCCGAGGTTTGGCAGGAGATTATCTCGCGGCGCCAGCATGAGGAGGAGCTGATTGAGACTGTGAGTGGTGCTATTCTCACCACAATGGAGGAGTGTGGCAAATGTGGCCATAACGTTTGCGAGGTCTACTCCCTCCAGACTCGTAGTGTGGATGAGGGTACCACCAACTTCTACACCTGTACTAAGTGTGGGAACAAATGGAAGCAGTAAATTTCTATCGGAATATATGGAATGGCTTCTACCCCCTGAGTTAGTCGACAATATTATAAGTTACCTGGACAACGAGAGTTTTCACATCTGTCAGGAAGCATCACTGATCTTCAGGGTTTCTTCTACGATGGAGCTAAAGCGACGGAAGTACGGATCTAAAACGGCAGAGGACATGGCTATTGCAGGAGACCTCGAGGGTGTCAAGTTTCATCGTGAGTCGGTAACATGTATTACAACCAACGAGGCAATTAAGAACGGTCAGTTGCATGTTACCAAGTGGCTTTATAGCATCGGTGTTCCAGGATCGTCTTATTCAGTTGATTGGGCAGTTCGGTTCTTGCGGACGTTGATGTGCATCCCCGTGTCACCGTTCTCATCCTGCCAGCTAGCGCCACTCAGAAACTCATCCTTGATCTGACTTTTGATCTCTTCACTCACGCGTTCATTGTTGAAACAATAAGTAATCACATCAAGGAACTGCTCAGCGGTGTACACCTTCTTCGAGATAATCAAGGCAACCATCTTAGGATTTCCGCTCCGAATCGAGGCAAGAAGGTAGTTGTCACTCATGATGTTTACTTTTGATAGATAGTATCAAACGAATAAAGTCGTCAATTTTAGTAATTGAGGGAGAACCAACCTGGGGTCTTCACGTTGCGCATGGCGTAGTAGTTAGGGACCTTCTGCTTTTTAACCGGTGGAGGGGGTCTGGGGATGTACCTCAGATCGTCCGGTTTAAGCACTAAACTTGTGTCCTTGAAGAACTTTAGGTACTCCTTCATATTAGCGTCAAGAAGCTGGTAGTTCATCAGTGTAAACTGGCAACCAAACTGGTTCGTATCACTAATCGGCGGATTGTACAGGTCTGACTTAGGGTCGTAAAGGTTCTCGAAGGACAACGTTCCAGGATTTGTTACAAGAGCCAAATTTTGACGGTTATGATCAATCAGGTCCTGTGTTTCGATGTGTTTACCGGAGATCCCACCATAGTTCTGGTAGTCTTCGTCGTAATTGATTACATTGATGATTTGTTGATTAGGTGATGCACCGCTGTTAATGAGTTCGTCGAGTACCCCATGAGTGGGATAGAGGTTGGTAATAATGGCTACCTTGCCAAGAGTTTCCTTAATGGGGATCTGACCGAACGGGAACATGTTGTTGCGCCCGTTGAACCCGTACTTTTTATCTAATAACCGGTCGCCTAGGATGTCGTAAAGGGCCTCGGCGATCTTAGTAGAAAGGAAGACGTTGGTATCTAGATAAGGGTTATCGGTATCAGTCTTTGATTCGTTATAGTGGATCTCCAAGTAAAGAATCAAGGGATAGTCCTTATTGTCAATCCACGCGTGATCCCTAATTGTCTCAAGACACTTGCGGAAATCAAGAGAAGACCCTTTGAGAGGCATCTCGGTACTAGCGCGTACTACAGGGATCGCTTTAATATCCCACCTTGCATCTGTGTCAGGGTAAACGTCCAGATTGATCAGCCTTGCACCAGCCCTCAAGACCTCCTGAATCGCCAGAAGAGAGGTTAGATCAAAAGACTGTCCAGCAGGTAGGTAGCTCTTCCTACTACTTGCCCAATAAAAGTCGCAAATATTCAGATCCATATCCTTCTTGTAGTACTTGTTGTAGTAGGTGGTAGGAACAGTTTCGCGCATAGTGTCGTATAGCGGGTCGTGAAACACCTTAAGGGCGCTCTGAACCCTGTTGTCAGTTTCCACTACGGCCTCTTTTACCCAGCTTAAAAGGTACCAAAGCACCAGTATAGTAATGGCTACAATAATCACCCAACGGGTCCTCATAGTCCCTATATTGTCTTAGCGAATTTAAAAATTGATGACACAACCAGTCTAGTAATCAAAATTAAGTATCATTATCTATCGAGAAAACTCTAGAAAATGGCTGCTACCCATCCCAACACCCCTGTGATTGACGCTGAAATCGAGAAATTTGTGTCTTTGAACCGCTGCTCCGAAGAAACTGCGCGGGAGATTTTCGCCACCATTGAGGAAAAGGTTGCGGAGATCCTAACCCAAGACTCTGATCTTCCCGAAGAGGAGCTTCGCGCTATCTTTATGAAGATCGCCAATATCTGGCCATCGAATTTCCGATCTAGTCGTCTGATACGCCAAAATGCCTCCCAGCTGGTGGTTGATCTGTTTACCGCCAATAAGTGTTCGGACCTTTCGTTCATCCATGATGATTGGATGAATCAACGCAGTCTATGCCATATCTTCATCATTTATCTTCTCCCTTTTGTGAAGGTCAATCGCGATGGAAAGTCCATTCAGAAGTACGTGTACACGTCTTTCATTACCAGATACCTTGAGGCGCGAGAACACAATCCGCCCTACAACTCAAAAAGTCCAGGATACCACTTCATGCACCAAATTGTGTGTGAAAACAAGGCTTCTACAGCACAAAAGAAGTTTTTCTGCAACATCTGGAATTTGAACGTTGGGGAAGCTTCGGGTCTTTCGTGCTTCTGCACCCTTGGAGCCGCTATCGGACTGTCCGATATGCTTTCTCCCGCTGCTCAATCCGGTGATGTGGAGTTTCTGGACTTCATGCTTAAGGGGTTTGCCGCGGAGCACAAGAAGTGGCCAGCAACAACCAAAGATATTAAGCGCTGTACTATAGCGTGTCGCCAACTTCTGCGTGGTGCAGCCCGCTCCACCAAGAAGATGATGGAGTATGTTCTCGATTTTGTTATGGACGGCTCTCGAGAGCACGATGAGCGCCGTGAGTGTGCAACTCACGAGATGTGGCAAATGGCAGAGCACAACATCTTCACCGAAAGAGCCCTCCGTGAGAAGTTCATGTCCAAGATCATCAGCACCGACCTTCTTGTTGGTGCCTTCCTGTGCGTGGGTCCTGAGCAGGTCGAGTTCCTCATTCAGTGGGGTCGCGACCAGGAAGGGCTCGACGACGAACAGATCTCAAGGCTTCTCGAGGATGCTATCAACAACATCTCTCGTTACAACTCTAGTGATGAGGACAAGGAAGCTGCCCGCGCCTACTTCTCGTCCCTTCTGACTGTCGACCTTAACAGCCAGGACTAATTTTCCGCGTTTCGATCACTGAACCACGGTGTTTTGGATTATAATATTCAGAATCTAACACAGTTTTGACAGAATCTTTTAGTGCCTTTGTGGTAAGTGTAAAAATAGTATTTACGACAACCATCGCACTTAATCATGTCGCGCACACAACACTTTTTACATAATTCATGCCAATTTTTAAATAAAATGGTTCTCATCTCGCTGGGAAGCTTTGGTCGTTTCCAAACTTCGTAAGTATTGTAGCAGTAACGACAAGTTTTATGTGTTGCATCATCTCTGGGACGAGGTTCCTTCTTGTTCAAGGTTATCTCACGATAACAATGGTGACAGCAGTGACCCAGATCGAAATAGTATGCGATAAAACTTTTCTTCCTTTCGCATTTACGACAGACTATTAGTCTACAATGTCTGCAAACATTTCTTGATACTGTACATTCGCAGAACTTACCCTCACATACATCACACTGATACATGACCCTATGCCTCTTCATGACTTGTAGATGCGGGCAGCTTCCACAAGAAAGCCAGTCGCAACTGTACTGGCGAGCACATCCTCTGCGATAATGACTCTCAAAAAGACGCTTACCGTCCCAATCAATACCAGTTTTCATCAACTGGATCAGTTCCAGGTCGCTGAGATCGGCCAAGATGGGGTCAAAATAGCCATCAGCCATAGAGCTGGTAAGAGGTCTAGCCAGAAACTCTTCGACAACTGTGTCTTTGATCCGGGTAGCAGACCAGACATGAAAGGTTTGACTCGCCTGAAAGCAGGGTCGCTGCTCCCGGTACCTCAAATAGCTCAAAATGCCGTCGATCAGGTCCGCTGGGAGCTCGTCCATTGTGTTGTTTAGTGCTATTTTAGGTCTAGAAACAGTTCTAAATCAGTTTTATAATTAGCCCGTCTCTTTAGTCTAGAGTACATCTCTCACAGACACCCTCAACAAGAGCACCGTAGAAGGTCTCTTGGTGACAGTCTTGGCAGATGTCGTACCACTGGCGGGCACATTCGAGACAACATCGGCCCATATCGACAGGTAAGACATCGCTAGGAGGCCTTTTCTCACAGTAAACACATACGGAATCCCATTGTTCCTGCTTCTCTTGAAGAAATTCTGCTCTAAAACGAGCCCGTTTTGTCTCAATGGTCTCGTAAGTCGGGTAGTTGGGGACCCCACATAGCAGAAGAGGGGCCTTTGTTGGAAGTGGAACACAGGTATGCTTGTAGTCAAGGCATTTTATACACATCATAAAGTCACAATTAAGACATCTTGTTCCTCTTCGGAAGCAGTAACAGAAATATGTGTCACAGATATCGCATAGATAGAGCCTTTCATGGCCATCTGTGTAGTAAATACTTGAATGCCAACCACGGTCATGCCTTTTTTCGCAACCAGAACAGTTTTCGTCTCTAAAAAGGTCAGAACCGTTCCAGTGAACACACCTTTTTAGGAGCTGTTTAAGGATATTCCTATGTAAAGTTTCCAGGAAAACATCAAAGTAGCCGTTGACAAGGGATGCACGCAGAGGTCTTTGCTTGTACTGCTCGACAATGATGTCTGGGATGTCCCAGGGCATGAGAACATGGAATCTGGGGTCTGCAAGATAGCACTGTCTGATCGCCAGAAAGTCTAGATACAGAAAGATGCCATCAATGAGCTCTGGTGGAAGCTCAAAATCAGCTTCTTGGGCCTTTGGAAACTCTCGGTTTGGGGGTCTCCATGAAACAATCTGCTGGGTTTCCATATTGGCGTTGATATTAAGTTCTATGTTGATATCAACAGTTTTATATTCAATTTTTAGCCACCACGAATGGTAAGTCGTTGTCCAGTTCCCTTTTCATAGCTTTCCTTGATACTCTTACGCATGTTTATAAGATCGTACTTCATCTTTTTTATATACTCGTGTTTGTTAATCAAGAATTCATGTCTTAAAGCAATCTGAACAGAGTCCTCATCATCGTTTGAACCATTCTCTAGTAACGTATTAATGTTATTATAATCTTGTGAAGACAGTTCCGTTTTAAATTTATTAATTAGATCTTGCAATTGATTGATTGTATTCATAGCTAACTCATCCAAAACTATGATTTTGTTCATAGTTTCCCAACTTTCGCCGTTATACACCTTCATTGAATCATCTCTAACATTATTCATATATAAGTTCATGTTTTCTGGGTTAGATCGAAGTAGTTTATTAAGATTAGGAACAGCATTTTTCTTTGTTCTAGCAATTTTTTCTAAATCGTCAAATGAAATATTAGATATATCTTCATTTCCAAAGCCTCTGAGATAATAATTATTTTGAATATTAACATCTCTACCAACATTTGTGCTATTATTTGTAACATTATTGATAGAAACATCTCCAACTTGCTCTCTAAGTCGATTTATTTCCTCCGACATGCGATTAACAGTGTCCATTAGTCTTGCTTTCTCCTTATATGTTTGACATTTTCGCTTATGTTTTGATAAACCCGATGGATGAGCGTAAGATTTATAACAGTGTGGACATTCATATCTTCTTGCTTGTACTTGTTCTTGCTCATTCTTAATCATGTTCACAACAGTTGGATATAATAATGTGTAATTTTGGATCATATCATCGTAGTTAATATCAAGATACTTCATCCTACAAAGTTTAGCTCGTGATAAATGTCTTATAAGCTTGCTCTCATAGCCCTCATAACCACACCTCAAACATAAATTGACCTTCATATAGAATATTGTTCAGAATATATCTTTAAGTCCAGAACACTGCCAAATGAACTAAATGGATAAATATCGGCATACATTGGATAACATTTGTTCTGCGATGGAATTCATATATTACGCATATAAACAATTTAATTATACGTAAAATTCATATATATTTACAATATATGTGCACAATAATCAAACGGTGTATTTTTTGGCAGTATATATTTTACAATAGTATCATTTTAATGTAAAATGTAATAAATGATGCGCTGCCGTTTTACTCGTATTTTAACGTTAGAGTAAGTATTCATTTAAGAGGAGAGAGCATGACTAATCACAAGAGTTCAGAGGTCGACTTATCTCTTTCGTTTTAACAGACTACTCCAGAAAAAGTTTCTGAAAATCGGGATTTCCATCCCTTATGGGTCTAATAAATTTGACTTCGGTCTTTAAGGGATAAACATACTCAGATATTGACCACAAAACTACCAAAAGAACTTAATGGATAACTTTTGGCAGACACTGGATAACTTATTATTTTAGTGGACTGGTCAAAATACATGTGGTACTATATGTGTTTATGTACATAGTACACTAAGAGTATTATATGATTATATGACTTTTTAACGGATTAGTTTTCGGCAGTGTTCAGTTTGTAGTTATGTAAATATTAATGTAAAATGTATTACCTTGTGTCCTACCGTTTTACTTGTATTTTAACGGTAGAGTAAGTATCCATTTAAGAAGAGAGAGAGACTACCCTGATCCCAAGAGTTCAAAGGCCAACTTATCTTTTTCGTTTTAAAGCGCCAAGCCAGAAAAAGTGTCTGAAACTCCCGAATTTTATAAGTCAGATCATACCTCTTATTAGAGCATTAACCAGACTAAAAGTGATCTGTTTTAATGCTTATCTGACAGCATTGACACGATATCTAAAGATGTTCAGGTATATTCAAGGAGATGCTACAGAACCTCTGTCTGAGGAGGTGGTAATAGGGCATTTGTGTAACGATCTTGGGATCTGGGGCAAAGGATTCGTGATGGCACTGTCTAAAAGGTGGTCTGAACCGGAAGATGCTTACCGGGCACTATGGCCAGACTCCCAAATTGTCAAGAAATCCAACCTAAGAGGGGTTTCACAGGCCGTCGATGTCTCTGAAAACGTCACAGTTGTCAATATGATAGCCATGGATGGCATAAATACCAGAAAGAAATACAGAAATCCTGACGAAAAAGACAAATTAGACCGAATAGATTACGAATCTTTGAGGAAATGTCTTCAAAGTTTAGCAAAAATACACCCAGAGAGGCCAATTCAGATGCCAATGATCGGAAATGGGCTCGCAGGAGGCGATTGGGAACGTATCGAAAGCATGATTCAGGAAGAATTATCCGACCGGAACGTCACAATCTTCAAGTTTCAGTGACAAAATTATAAGTTTTGCATTATCAGCGGAGGGATCCTAAGGGACAGCATGTCTCTTATTATGATTTGGAGGCTTATCAGCCTTCCATCTGAATGCGCATGTGCTTGTTCAGCGGCTTGGACAGGTTGATCTGCAGGTCCCAGGGAAGCTGATGCTCACCGTCAACAACCAGATGGTAGTCATCACAGTTGCCACGGCAGCCCAGAGCGTCACAGATGATGGGACGATCGGGGACGCAGAGATAGACACCACTGCCCTTGTTCCCGCGATGCAGGACGGCAGTCGGGTCAACCTGATGGCTGAAACTTTGCCAGTGGGCACAGTTGGTGTCAGAACAGATCTTGTAGCCCGGACCACCGATGTTGATGTGATCCTTGCCACGCCATCCATCTGGGATCTGAGCCTCAAGCATCTCGATGAGCTCTCTGGCACCATGATTGTAGCGCTTCGGGGGCTTCACGGCAGGCCTTGGGGCAGGCAGAGAAGCGGCATCCTGAGCAACATTCGCCCAGCTCTTCTTCAAACACTGCTCAGCAGCATGCTCAGCGGTCTTACGAGCCTGAGCTACGTCAGCGTCAGCGTCAGCGTCAGCGTCAGCGTCAGCGTCAGCGTCAGCGTCAGCGTCAGCGTCAGCGTCAGCGTCAGCGTCAGCGTCAGCGTCAGCGTCAGCGTCAGCGTCA